GGTCCTTTTCCTACAAGAAAACCTACTAGAACTGCTCAACAAATATCTTCTAGTGCAAGTACTAATAGACAAGATGCTATAGCTGCTGGAGATGTTGAATCAGCAGTAGACGCAGCAAGAAGAGAATCAGGATATTCAGGAGTATCTAGAGATGTAGCAGAAAGAAATATGAATAATGCTGCTATAGGTGCAGGAACTAATAATCCAAATGCAAACTATGGTGCTAATGAAACTTCAAGTGAACGAAGAGATAGAGAAAATAGTGAGGGTATAGGTGCAGCTAGAGAAGCTGCTAGTAATACTGAAGCAGAAGCTGGTAGATCAGTAGATACGAGTAATGCAGTAGATAATGCTGCTAGATCTAATGAAGTATCAGATAGGCATGGTAATGCTGTAACAAATACTAATAGTAATACAGGTGCAACTACAGCTGTTGGTTTTGGTTCTGGTGATGTTAGTACTATGGGTAGACGAGAAGGTGAAGGTGATAGTAATTCTGGAGGAAGAATTATATGTACTGAATTATATCGCCAAGGATTAATCTCAAGAAAAGATTATATGCTAGATTTATACTATACTTCAAAGCATTTAACTCCACAGCATACAGCAGGCTATTGGCACTTTGCAGTACCTGCAGTTAAAGCAATGAGACGTAGTAAATTTTGGACTGCATTCTGGAGAGAGATTGCATATAATAGATTACAAGATATTAAATGGAGACTTGGGTATGGCAAGTTTACTTTAAAGGGTAGAATTTATAGTGCTATATTTGAACCATTTTGTTATATATCAGGATACTTTAAACCTAACGCAACATACAAAGAATTATATAAAGGAGAATATTAATGGCAATGATGAACCCAGGGGCTGGTATGATGGCACCAAATCCTATGCAAAATAATGAAAGCATGGGAGCACCTATGGAAGCACCTATGGCTCAAGTTAAAGGATTAAACATAACTGCAGAACAATTTAATCAGGCTATGAATGGATTAGAACAAAATGAGATAGCATCTTTAGATCAACATTTAACGCCACCAGTAAAAATGGCACTAGGAAAATTATTGGGTCAAGAAGTACTGCAAGTTATAGAACCTTTAGGACCAAATGAACCTACAGTAAGTTTGCCTGTATCTGTTGTTGCTAGTGCTTATCCAGCAGATAATATAGAAGAATCTATTGCAATGATGCAAAAAGATATTGCATCTAAAGGAACAAACGATATTCCTAGTTCACCAACAGGTGGATTAGGCGGACCTCCTGCAACGCCTGCAGAAGATCCAACAACTAACGTGCCACCTTCTATGCCAATGATGGCTTAGAAGCACACGAGGGCTACCCTTCCCATAAGGCACCCAACTCAACTAAGGAGGATACTATGGTTGACGAAACACAAGATGTAGTAGAGACTACTGAAGAAGAAGTAAATGCTACACCTGAAGAGGAGCAAGTAGAAGAAATACTTGATCCAACACCTTATCAAAACAAGTACAAAAGAGATCTCAATGATAAGGATACTGATACAGCTACCGAACAACAGGACACCGAAGAAGAGGCTACTCCTGAAGAACGCCCTGTAACAGCCGAGGAAAAGGCTTTTAAGAAACGTTATGACGATCTTAAACGCCATTACGACAAGACCTTAAGTAAGCATAAAAATGAAGTTACTAAACTTAAGACTCAAGTTGAACAAAAAGCAAATGAGATGCTACCACCTAAAGATCCACAGGAACTTGCAGAGTGGAGACAAAAGTATCCAGATGTTTATGATGTTATAGAAACAGTATCATTACAACAAGCAGATACTAGAACTAAACAACTTGAAGACAAGTTTCAGTTTTTACAAGAACAGCAAACACAAATTGCTAAAGAAAAAGCTGAAGTTGAATTACTAAAAAAACATCCTGATTTTCAGGAAATTAGAGCACAAGATGTATTTCACGAATGGGTGCAATCGCAAGATAGTACTATTCAAGGTTGGTTATATGATAACCCCGATAATGCAGATTTAGCTGCAAGAGCTATAGATCTTTATAAGATGGACTCAGGAATTACTTCTAATAAAAGTAAAACTAAGTCTTCTGAATTAAAAAAAGAAGCAGCAAAGGCAGTGACAAACACTAAAAAAGGTAATCAAATAAGTGTAACTGAAAAGAAAATTTGGAGTGTTGATGAAATTAGCAAGTTAAAACCTGGCCAATTTGAAAAACATGAAAAAGATATTATGTTAGCTAGAAGAGAAGGTCGTATAAAAGCATAAACTAAAAACTTAACTTAACGCTATAAGGAGAATAATATGGCAATATCAAGAAGTACAGGTTATAATAACCTGCCTAATGATAATTTCATACCTGCAATTTATAGTCAAAAGGTTCAAAAGTTTTTCAGAACTGCTTCGGTTGTTGAAGACATTACAAACACCGACTACGCTGGAGAAATTGAAGCTTATGGCGACACGGTAAATATTATCAAAGAACCTACAGTAACTGTAGCTGCGTATACTCGTGGCCAGTTAATTAACACACAAAACTTAGCTGATGATCAATTACAACTAATTGTTGACCAAGCAAATGCTTTTGCTTTTAAAGTAGATGACATTGAAGAAAGACACTCTCATGTAAATTTTGAGTCTGTTGCAACTTCTTCTGGTGCATATGCTCTAAAAAATGCTTATGACAAAAATGTCTTAGCTGCAATGGTAGCAGGTGCTGGAACTACAAATGGTTCTGATGGATCAGGCAATGCTGATGTAGGAGTGTACCCAGAAGGTACTTCTCTAGCATCTAGTGCTGAAGTTGATCCAATCAACATCTTAGCTAAACATGCTAAACAATTGAACGCAGCAGACGTTCCAGAAGAAAATAGATTTTTCGTAGCTGGACCTGAGTTTTACGAGCAATTGGGACAAGCAAACAGCAAACTAATGGCTGATACTACTGGCAGTGCTACACCACTAAGAAATGGTAAAGTATATCAAGGTAAAATTAATAACATGGAATTATACATGACTAATAATTTTGCTACAGCTAGTACATCTAATGTTTTCTTATGTTTATCTGGTCACATGTCTTCTACTGCAACTGCTAATCACATTGCAAAAATGGAAGTCGTTAGAGATCAAGATTCATTTGCAGACGTTGTTAGAGGCTTGCATGTGTTTGGTAGAAAAGTACTAAGATCTGAAGGTCTTATTGCTGAATTTTTATTAATTGATTAATTAGGAAAGGAATAATAACATGGCTACTTATGATGTAACAGGTACTACTAGTTCAACTAGTGTGCCTTCAAGAAAGAACCCTGGCGTAAGAACTCCTTACCTAGTGGAAAATACAATTGACATATCAAAAGTTAATAGTTCTGCTGGAACTACAAACGGAGATGTACTACAAGTAATAGACATTCCTGCTGAAACTCTAGTACTACACGCTGGTATAGAAGTTCTTACTGCACTATCTAGTAGTGCAACTATGGACTTTGGTATCACTGGTGGAGACGTTGACGTATTTGTTGATGGAGATGCTAACGCAACAGGATACTCTGTACTAACAGCTACTGCAAGACCAATTATTGCAAGTGCTGACACTATCGACTTACTAGTCGCAGGTGCAGATTCTTCTGCAGGTAAAGTCAGAGTCTTCGCACTTTTGTGTGATGTTTCTGGTGTTTACGAAACAGCAAACAATGCTTAATTGTTAATTAGTTGGGAGCCTTCGGGCTCCCTTCTATTACTAAAGGAATTTATGGCTACAATAGATTTAAGAAATAATACAGATGCATCAACTGGACAAAAAAAACTTGAAATGTATAACGAGTCTACTATACATTTAGATGATAAGACCAAACAGTGTGACTGTGGGGCAAAAATAAAAGAACAAGATGCAAAAATAGACAAGATATTAAAATTATTAGAAAGTAAATAATGAATTACCTACAACTTACAAACTCAGTATTGGCAGAACTTAATGAAATACAGCTTACTTCATCTAACTTTGTAAGTGGAGCAGTAGGTATTCAACAAACAACTAAAGATATTATTAATAAAGCCTTAAGAGATGTTTACTCATCTGAAATGGAATGGCCTTGGTTACATAGTGATAAAACACAAACAACTTTTGCAGGCCAAAAAGAATACACACTACCAACAGATTTTAGATCAGTTGATTATGATTCGTTTTATTTAGTCCCTACTGAGTTAGTTACTAACTCTACATTTGATAGTGACATAACTGATTGGACAACAGTATCAGGAACTCCTGCTTATAACTCTGGCGGTAATGGCAGATTAAGATTGAATGCAGCTGCAGCTTCTGCAAGTTTATCTACAATAAAAAATAAAGAATATAGATTACAAGTTAGAGTAATGGATAGTTCTTCAGGAGGATCTAGTTTAAAAATACAAGTAGGCACCTCTGCTGCAGGAACACAAAATTTAAACACTACATTAACTGTATCTGATTTTGGAGATGGCAATATACTAGATACTACATTTACAGCAACAGCATCTACGTCACACCTTACTTTAGACAATGATGATGCTAATAATTTAGATGTAGATTTTGCTAAAGTTTCTGAAAATCTTACTCCAAAAAAATTAATATATATAACATATGATGATTACAGAAGAAGATTTTTAACTACGGCACAAACAAATAGTAGTGATCATTACGGTATACCAGATTATGTGTATAGAGCACAAGATGGAAAGTTTGGATTATACAGAATACCAAACTCAGATGGTTATACTATAAATTACGAATATTGGAAAACTCATTCAGATCTTTCAGCAACTACAGATACACCAGATATACCAGCTAGATTTCATGATGTAGTTATAGCAAGAGCAAAGTATTATATTTATAATCTTAGATCTGATCCACAGTTTACTCAATTTGCAGATAAAGATTATAGAGAAGGCATAAAAAGAATGAGAATAGAATTAATTAATTCTCCTATTGAAATGCTAGATACTAGAATAAATATGGGCCATAATAGAAGAGGTGCAATTAGTGGCTGATACTTCACAAATATCTCCATTTGTATTTGGATGTTCTGGTGGCCTTGTGTTAAATAAAGATACATTTTCTTTTGAGCCTGGAGAATCTAGAATATTACAAAACTTTGAGCCAGATATAAAAGGTGGATATAAAAGAATATTAGGAACAACTTTTTATAATACTAATGTTGTACCACAAGTATCTGCATCTAGTGAACGAGTAGTAATGTCTGCTATATTTAATGATCTAGTATTGGGGGCAAGAGGCGGCTCTATACATAGAGGCTCAAGTGGATCGGGAAGTTGGACATCTGTTGCTACAGGATTAGGCACACCTTCAAAAAACTATGAGTTTCAAAAATTTAATTTTGATGGTACAGATAGAATAGTTATAGCAACAGGTACATCTTTTCCTATAACAATAGATTCATCTTACAATGTTACAAGTGTAAATGCAACTGGAAGTGTTAATGGATTTTCTATAGTAGAAGTATTTAAAAATCATATATTTTTTGCTGGGGGTAGCAGTGCTCCACAAGAAATAAAATTTATGGGTCCTTTTCAAACTAATGATTTTACATCTGGTAATGGTGGTGGTGCTATTAAAGTAGATACAACTATTACTGGATTAAAAGTATTTAGGGGTAGTTTATTTATATTTGGCTTAGATAAAATATTTAAACTAACAGGAACTAGCCTATCAGATTTTGTAATAACTCCTATTACAAGAACTATTGGTTGTTTAGATAGAGGATCTATTCAAGAGCTTGGTGGTGACATTGTGTTTCTTGCACCAGATGGAATAAGAACTATCGCAGGTACAGAAAGAATTGATGATGTTGAATTAGGTACAGTATCAAAACAAATA